CACCGCTGCCGACAACTGGAACTCGCTGACCCAAGCTGTCCCCAATACTAAAGGCACCGCTATATTTGTCGAGAGTACAGCCAATGGTGTCAGCGGGATCTTCTATGATCTCTGGAAGGGTGCAGTCGAGGGAACCAATGGCTACGTGCCTGTGTTCATCCCTTGGTTTGCAGACCCAGAGTATCGTGAGACGGTCCCAGAGAACTTCGAGCGTACCCCAGACGAGGAAGAGCTTGCGTCCAAGTATGACCTCGATGACGAGCAGCTAATGTTCCGTCGTCGCAAGGTCGCACAGAACGGTCTCGACCTGTTCAAACAGGAGTACCCCTCAGAGCCTGAGGAAGCCTTCCTGACGACAGGTAGACCCGTGTTTAACCCCGAGCAGCTACAGGAGGCTATGGGCACTACACAGGACGTACAGGAGCGCCTAGCACTCGAAGGTGAAGACTGGCTGAATAACGTCCGAGGTGAACTGACGATGTACCGTCGTCATGACCCTGGTGAACAGTATGTCATCGGTGCCGACGTCGCTATGGGCGTCCGTGGTGGTGACTACAGTGTTGCCCAGGTCCTCGACAGTAAGAAGCGACAAGTGGCAACCTGGAGAGGCCATGTGCACCCAGACTACTACGCGACTGTGTTGTATCACTTAGGTCAGTTCTTCAACACTGCGTTCATCATTGTCGAGAACAACGGTCACGGCCTTTTGACGTGTACCAGGTTGGCTAAAGACATGGCCTACCCGAACTTCTTTACTGAGGTTCAAGTCGACAAGTTGACGGACAAAGAGACCATTAAGTTGGGCTTTAGTACGACAGCAAAAACCAAGCCTCTGATCATTGACGAGCTACGAGCGTCTGTCCGTGAGAACGAGATAGAACTCAATGACAAAACAACGATCCGCGAAATGCTCACCTACGTCGTGACTGAGAGCGGATCTATGGAAGCTGAACCAGGATGCTACGACGACTGTGTCATGTCGTTGGCATTAGCCAATCACGTGCACGAAGGTGCCTGGGAGCCGATAGAGAGTGCAGATGACTATTACATTGAAATGGTATGATCACTATGGATAAACAAGACTACAAAGCGGTGGACGACGATAAACTCGTCACGATCCTCGATGATAACATCCGTAGATCTATCGGGTATTATGATTCACAGATATCCAGAGAACGCCGCAAGGTCATAGACTTTTATAACGCTACGCTCCCACGCCCAGCGCACGACGGTAACAGTAAGTATGTCTCTATGGACGTCTATGATGCTGTCGAGAGCATGAAGGCTGCGCTGCTAGAAACTTTCAGTACTGGCTACAAGACCGTGCGTTTTGCTGCACAGACTGGTGAGGACGTGCGTATCGCTGAGATCGCTACAGCCTACTGTGACTACGTTGCAAACCGTCAGAACAACCTGTTCGAGGTTATGCAGTCTGTTATCCACGACGGTCTCATTGCACGTGCTGGTCTCTGTAAGGTTTACTGGGACGAGCGCGAAGACAGCTACCTAGAGCCTATCCAGGATCTGACTGAGGAAGAGTTTGACGCTATTGTTGCCCAGGACAACGTAGAGATCGAGGAAGTCGAGCAAGACGAACTTGGTCTGTACTCTGGTGACCTTCGCGTCTTCCAGGACACTAGTCAGGTGGTCATTGAGGCCATTGCACCTGAACAGTTCGTCATTGAGCCACAAGCTAAGTCTTTAGACGACGTTGGCTTCTTGGGTCATCGCACGACTATGACAATCTCAGAACTACGTGAGGCAGGGTATGACGAAAAGCTCATTGCTAAGATCGGCGATCACGAAGACGTCGAAATGGAAACCGATCCAGAGGTCCTGGCACGTCACGAAGAAATTGGTCAAGACCGTGGCTTCAACGCTAAAGGTTTCCAGGATCAAGTTAGAAGCATCACTGTTTATGAGCTATATATCGACATCGATCTCGATGGCTCTGGAATCGCTGAGACGTACAAAGTAATCAAAGCTGGTAACGTAGTGTTGCACAAAGAGAAGTGCACCTACAAACCGTTCTGCGCCTTTGTACCACTACCGATCCCACACTCGTTCTTTGGTTCCAACTTCGGGTCCAAGGTTGTCCCTATCCAGACTGCACGTACAGTTCTGACACGCTCGATCCTAGATCACGCGATGATCACGAACAACCCACGTTACACTGTGGTCAAAGGTGGTCTAACGAACCCACGTGAGCTGATAGACAACCGTGTCGGTGGTATCGTCAATGTATCACGCCCTGACGCCATCAGTCCGATGGTACAGGCACCGTTGAACCCGTTCATCTTCCAGACAATTCAGATGTTGGACGAGGACAAAGAGGACACCACAGGCGTCTCACGTCTATCCCAAGGTCTCAACAAGGATGCCATCAGTAAGCAAAACTCAGCGGCTATGGTTGAACAGCTGGCGACTATGTCACAACAGCGTCAGAAGATCATTGCACGTAACTTTGCGAACAACTTCTTGAAACCTCTGTATCAGCTGATTTACCAGCTGGTCGTCGAGAATGAACCACAAGCCAAGATCGTCGAGATTTCTGGTGATTACGTGGCGGTCAACCCAGGTGACTGGGGATCTAAACGTGATGTCACTGTCGAGATGCACCTAGGCTACGGTGAACAGGAAGCTGAAGCACAGAAGTACCTAGTGTTACACGGTCTGATGTCTCAGGATCCAACATTGTCAACAATGTATACACCTGAGAACCAGTACAAGTTGATGTCACACGTTCTAGAACAGAACGGCATCAAGAACGTCAAAGACTACCTAACGCCACCACAAGAGCAACCACCAGAGCAGCCAGATCCAGCACAGGAGATGGCAATGCAGATGCAACAGAAGCAAATGGAGCTTCAAGAGCGTCAGACAGCGGTTGCCGAGATGAAGGCACAGATGGATGCCCAAGTTGCCCAGATGAAACTACAGCTGGAGCAAATGAAGGCACAACAAGGCTTTGCGATCCAGTCAGACAATATGGATCTGAAAGAGGCACAACTGGAACACAAGCAGTTTGTCGACAAAGCCGAACTAGAGATTGCGAGAAACGCAGACGACGTCCGCGCTATCGCTTCACCAACTGGGTAGACCTTAGGGTCTCCCAGGCCCCTAACCAGCAAAAGAGAGCAGCATGACTGAAGAAGAACTCATTCAGCACGGTGAGGACGCAGAGGTATTACTCAAGTCCCCAGCGTTTAACAACGTGGTCAACAAGCTAGTGGAACAGACGTTCCAGAACTTTGTGAACTCGAAACCAGAAGAGAACAAAGAACGCTCGATCACTTATTACCACTATCGCGCCCTAGTCGACGTGGTGAACACATTGAAGCAACAAGTCGCCATCCGCGACGAGGTGCTGGCAAAGCGCGACAATAGCGAAGAGGAAGCATAAGGACCATGGATAACGTCCAAGACAACGCTACTCAACCACGGGCATTAGACGACATGTTTGATGCCTCCGAAGCCATTCTAGATCGTTGGTCAGACGGTGAGAACCTATCTGAAGAGGACGAGAAGCTAGAGGCGACTGACGACTCACTTGTCGGCGAGACAGACGAAGAGACGTCAGATACCTTAGATGACGATGAAGACCTTGAAGAAGTAGAAGAAGATACCGAAGAGGACCCTGACACGGATGACATTGAAGACGAGGATGAACCAGAGACAGATCAAGAAGATGATGAAACGGAAGTTGAGTTGTCTGACGATACTCTGGTTGAAATACAAGTCGACGGTGAAGCCAAACAGGCATCCTTAAAGGATCTAAAGCGACTATACGGTCAAGAGGCGTCATTAACACGTAAGTCTCAAGAAACAGCTGCCAAACGTAAAGAAGCCGAAGAGGCTTTGGCAAAGGCAGACATCAGCTATCGAAAGCTCCTGGAACGTGCTGAAGCGCGTATGAAGCCATATGCCGAGGTAGACATGCTGGTCGCAAGTCGACAGATGTCCACTGAAGATTTCGCTGCATTACGTCGTGAAGCCCAGGAAGCCGAGAAAGATCTCAAGTTCCTACGAGAGGAAGCTGACGCATTCTACAGGGACGCTCAAGCACAACAACAAAAGCAAGTGCAAGAAGCTGCCCAGAACTGCGTTAAGGTCCTAAGTGAGCAACTGCCCGACTGGGGTGATGAACTATACAACAACATCCGTTCATACGCAGTCAGCCAGGGCTTACCCCAGGAACAAGTCGATCAATATGTTGACCCTGCGGTCATCATGATCCTCAACAAGGCACGTCTTTATGATCAGACAAAAGCCACAGCGGAAACAAAGAAAGCGAAGGCCAAAGTGATCAAGACAAAAGAAGGCACCCGTAAAGTACTGAAGACGAAGAAAGCACCCCGCTCAGATGCCGACCTAAAGGTCCAGCGTCAGAAGAGTGCACAAGACCGTCTACGGTCAAACACGAGCCGTGCTGGTGACCTAGAGGATATCGCTGATGCTCTGATGTCACGTTGGGAGCGATAGCACTCAACTCTTAAATTCAGAAGGATGTAACCAAAATGGCTACATATACAACTTACGACCAGGTCGGTAAGAAAGAAGATGTATCTGACATCATTTCAGATATTACACCAACAGACACGCCAATGTTCACAATGATGCGTTCAGAGAAAGTCTCTGCTCGTACATTCTCCTGGCTTGAGGATAGTCTTGCAGCCGCTGCGGACAATAATCAGGTCGAAGGGGCTGATGCGTCAATGGCAACTCTCACAGATGCTGTAGAGCGTACAAATAATACCGCCATCTTACATAAAGCATTCCAGGTGTCTGCAACCTCAGACGCGATTGCGACATATGGTCGTGCGAAGGAAACTGCGTACCAACTTGGTAAAGCACTCAAAGAGATCAAACGCGATCTAGAGCGTGCTTACATCGGCGTGGATAACGCAAAAGTAACTGGCTCAAGCTCAGTAGCACGTGAGATGGACTCAGCGACACAACAGATCTCAACATCTGTCGACGCTGGTGCCAACGCAACTGACGCTCTAACAGAGGCGAAAGTCCTAGAGCTTGGTGAAGACTGCTTCAACAACGGTTCTGACCCAACAGTTCTAATGATCAAACCAGCTGACGCTCAGATCGTTGCAAACTTTGCAGCGGCATCTGGACGTAACCGTGAGATCGCCCAAGGACGCAACTTGGTAAACGTGATTGACCTGTACGTGTCTCCATACGGCGAATACAAAGTGGTTCTAAACCGCCACCAGTTGACTACACACGCATTCCTAATTGATCCGTCAATGTGGCGTTCATGCGTACTACGTCCGTTCTCACGCACACTGTTGGCGAAAAACGGTGACTCCGACAAACACTTTATCGTCGGCGAATACTCATTGAAGCATATGAACTATGCTGACGGTGGTATGATCACTGGTCTTTCATAAGATCTAACACACACGCGACATACCTAGGTCCCACCCACGGGGCCTAGGACACAGATGAGGGGCATCCTCGTCGTCCTGGGGTTTCCGCTCTCCTTACCCTGGACGACTTGGGTGTCCCTCTTTTTGTTTTTCTAAGGGGAACCCATGAGCACTAAGAAAACAGGCGTCGATCTATTAGGCGTCAATACGGACTTCATACAGCAAGGCGATGACGTCGTCCGTAAGCACACACAAGAAATATCACAGTCATTCCTAGACGATCTTAAAGACAGTCGGAATGCATCTAAAGACCAGCGCGAGGGTGAGTTCATGCGCGTGGCGTCAATACCAACCGTCGTCGTCGAGCAATGGCTCCGCGAGGGTTTCAACATATGGGAAGCTACAGGCCCTGAGATTGTCAAACGTCTCAGAGATCAGAACCTGGATGGCTTCATGGCAACTGAGAAAAGGATCTGACTTATGTACAGCGACAAAGGCACCTTCAAGCCCTGCCCAGGGTGCAAGACACCAGGCACATGCCGTCTAGCTGGTGAGTGCAAAAAGGGATCCAAGTAACATGTCAAAGACACCTTGGAACCAAGCTAACCCTAAGCCCAAAGCAAAACGCAAGAAGATGACAGACGCTCAGAAAGCCAAAGCCAGAGCAAAGGCTAAGAAGGCTGGTCGTCCGTATCCCAACTTAATCGACAATATGGCGATCATGAGAAGGTCATAAGAAATGAACAAAGGTCAAATCAGGGCGCACTTTAAGGCCCTACTTAATCGCACGGACTGTGATGACGCCCTGGCTGACACCTTTATTGACCAGGCCATCACACGCATCCAGCGTACACTGCGGATCCCAAGCATGGAGAAAACGCAGAACTACGCGATCACGTCTCAGGTCACAAACATCGTTGTACCCAACGACCTCATTGAGATCATGAGTATATACAACAGTGAATACGCCCTGTCGCGCGTGTCACTGCGGGAGATGAAGCAGTTCCAGGCAATTGGTGAGGCTGGGACACCCAAGCACTTCTGTCGTCAGGGCGAGTTGATACTCTTGTACCCTTACCCTGCCAACCTAACGGTATCGATAGATTACTATAGTCAGTTCCCTGATCTGACCACAGACACCTCAAGCAACTCCCTGACGAACATTGCGTCTGACCTAGTGACATACACTGCCCTGTCTTATGCGGCTGATTACTTCCTAGACGAGCGTGGACCACTGTTCGACCAAAAGGCTGGTGTCTTCATCACTGAGATCCAAGAGATGGCTAATGAGGCAGAGCAAGCAGGGTCTCTCCAAAGCATTCGCCCATCAAGCATTCTCGAAGAGTAAGGCATTAGAATATGGCAAATTCAAGTTTCTATAGCGGCACTGGTACTAACCCAACTGACGTTGACTCCATCACAAGCTCGAAGACGGCAGCTGAGACCGCAGCAACAAACGCTGCAACCAGTGAGGCCAATGCTGCCACTAGTGCAACTAACGCAGCCGCCAGTGCTACAGATGCCTCTAACAGTGCATCGAGCATCAGTGGGTCTGTAGCCGCAGCTGCGTCCTCAGCAACTGATAGTGCCAACTCAGCCACCTCATCGAGTACCAGTGCCACTCAAGCTGCCACAAGCGCATCCAATGCTGCTGCCAGTGCAACCTCAGCATCCACCTCAGCCGCTAGTGCAACCTCAAGTGCCTCTAGTTCAGCTGACAGTGCCCTAGATGCAAGTGGATCCGCTACTGCGGCAGCATCCTCAGCGACTAGTGCAAGTACGTCAGCATCTAATGCAGCAACAAGTGAAGCTAATGCAGCAACCAGTGCATCACAGGCTGCTACAAGTGCATCTACAGCACAGGCCGCTGCGGCAAACACTGACGTGGCTACCGTCTCATCTAATGTGTCTTACGTCCAAACCGTGGCTGACAACATCAGTGACGTGGAGACTGTCAGTAACAACGTCCTAAAGATTAATACCGTAGCTGATAACGTCAGTGGTATCCTGGCAGCTAATAGCTCTTCTACTCAAGCTGTCTCAAGTGCGGCAGACGCTGCTTCTAGTGCCACTCAGGCTGCTTCAAGTGCAACCTCGGCTGCTACCAGTGCATCTACTGCTACGGCTGCTAAGGACGCCGCTCTAGAGGCTCTAGACAACTTCGACGATAGATACTTAGGTCAGAAGGCATCAGATCCTACTGTTGATAACGACGGTGATGCTTTGGTTGCTGGTGCTCTGTACTTCGATACGACCACAGACACCATGAAGGTGTACGAGGGGTCTATCTGGGTGGCAGCTTATGCATCACTGTCTGGTGCACTTATTGCAGCTAACAATCTGTCTGACGTCACTAACGTAACAACTGCAAGAACAAACCTAGGTCTAGGAACTGCGGCAACTACAGCTTCCACAGATTATGCTACAGCCGCCCAGGGCACCCTGGCTGATACGTCAGTTCAACCTAACGATAGCCCAACCTTTGGTTCTATCACTGTCACTGGCACTGTAGACGGGCGTGACGTTGCCGCTGATGGTACTAAGCTAGATGCTATTGAGGCAAGCGCAGACGTAACGGATACAGCCAATGTAACAGCCGCTGGCGCACTGATGGACAGCGAGTTGACCAGTGAGGCATCCGTTAAGGCACTGGATCAAGGCGTAGCGACAACGGATAGTCCGACATTTGCGGGACTTACGACTACGGCAGATGTATCCTTCGGCGACAACGACAAAGCCATCTTCGGCGCATCGTCAGATTTACAGGTGTTCCACAACGGAACGGATAGTTTTATCCGTGAGGTGGGGACAGGCGGTCTTAAAATAGACACTAACGGGCCTGACATTAGCCTTAGAGTTAATGCAACGGAAAATGCAATTATTGCTAATTCAAACGGCTCTGTAGACCTATACTACGACAACGCAGCCAAACTCGCCACCACCAGCACAGGCGTAGACATCACGGGAACACTAGGGGTTACCACAGTAGACTTCGGCGATTGGACAATCACAGAAAGCGGCGGCTCCCTTTATTTCGCCACAGGCGGCACAAACAAGAGGAAACTGGACGCATCTGGCAACCTTCAGGTGGTCGGTAGCGTAGATGCAAACGCAACCATT